CATTATAAAAACCTCGCAGAACAACTTCAATCTCGCATTAACCATTTGCAACAATGTCTCTATGAGATGGATGCTGCAGCTGGTGGTGGAATAGATCAAATGCGTGCAGACACTTCAGCTAATACTAGCTCAGGATATAAAGTTCCAAATACCAATAATTATGTAATGGGTACAACTCCAGCTAATACTGCCAGCCCCTTTCCCGTTCCACCATCACGTGGACCAAAATTTCCACCAACAGCAGGAGAATATTTTCCTAATGGAATGTCTCCTACACAGGGTCCAAAAATGGAAGATTATCCTGCAGGTTCTGATCCAAGCTTTGGTGAAATGTTAGTTTTATATGCAAAGGCACTTAAAGCGTGGAACACTGCAGTACTTGAACATCAAAGATATCTCCGTAGAACCGGACAGAGCCCTTCAGCAAGTCGTTAATAAAGTATAACAATAAAGATACCAAAACAATGAAATTAATTACAGAACTAACTGAAGACATCAAATATATTAAAGAGAATGTCGGCAATGGAGATAAGAATTATTTCATTGAAGGTGTCTTTATGCAATCTGACATCAAGAACCGCAATGGTAGAATCTATCCAAAGAATACTCTAGCCAAAGAAACCAACCGTTACATTAATGAATATGTGAATAAAGGTAGAGCCTTGGGTGAATTAAACCATCCAACAGGTCCTACGGTAAATCTTGATAGAGTTTCTCATATTGTTAAAGAACTCCATGAAGATGGAAAAAGTATCTATGGTAAAGCAAAAGTTCTTGATACACCAATGGGAAAGATTGTAAAAAATCTCATTGATGAGGGTGCACAATTAGGTGTATCCACTCGTGGTATGGGATCTCTTAAAGCAAAGAATGGTTACCAAGAAGTTCAAGAAGACTTTATGCTAGCTGCCATTGATATTGTAGCAGATCCATCTGCCCCAAATGCTTTTGTAAATGGAATCATGGAAGGTAGAGAATGGATCATGGAAAATGGTATGTGGTCTGAACATCAACTTGAAAATGCAAGACGCATTGTAAGAAACTCTTCTTCTAGAAATCTTAATAAGAATGTTGTAAAAATCTTTGAAGATTTTTTCAAGAATATCTAAAATGTACTTAAACAAAAATACAAAAGATTTTTTACTTTATACTCTTAGAGAAGAAACCTCCATGGGTGGTGGTGTTGGAATGACTCCAGGTGATGGATCAGGTATTGGAGATTATGATTCATCTGAGCCCGAAATAGATCCAGTTACTAAAAAACGCAAGAAAAAGAAAAAACAGTCAGAATCATTATATGGTAAAAGTGCTCTACAGGCTGCTCTTGGTACTGATGTTGATTTAGATAAAGAAACTTCTGGTCAACCAAGTTTAGGTTTTCTGGGTGCACTTGGAACTATCAAAAGACGAATGGGATATAAATTAGATCCTAATGCAGAGACAGGAATGCGTGGTGGGGATTCTTTAATTAAAGGTGCTATTTCTGGAGTAGCTGGAGCTGGTCTTGCATCTACAGCCTTAGCTTTTATGGGACCGCTCGGTCAGAGTATAGCAGGAAAATTGCCATATCTAACCGCTATGGGTGTAGATCCATTAGATTATGCAACAAAGGTTATGGGAGTTGATTACGTTTCTGATCAACTATCAAAATTAGGAAAACGTCAGACAAAACAAATAACATCTGGTGCTGGTAATATTAAACTATAAACAATTTATAAATAATTAAAGTTCAAGGATATATTGATATGAAGAAAAACAACAAAAAATCATTACACGAAACAATTCAACAAATGGGGCAACAGCCGCAAATGGGTCAACCACAAATGGGTCAACCACAAATGGGGCAACAGCCGCAAATGGGTATGCCAATGGGTGGAGGTGGTGCAGCCAATGGTGGATCATACCTTCCAGATGGTAAAACTGATATAGTTCCGTCTGCTCTTGATACCCACATGATGAACCGCGCAACTTCACAGGTTCCTGTTCGTGGTGCAGTTGATCCAAGATCTGCATATGGTTCTGGTTTCAATTCTGCTGTCACAGCAGAGCCAGAAGAAGAAGTTGATGAGGTTGATGAGGTTGATGAGGTTGAGGAAGAAGAGGAAGATGGCATGGATAATGCAGAAGATGCTATGGCTGAAGGTTATAAGTCACAATTCCGTGATTCAATCATCAGTCTTCTTGGTGACTCCAATGTTTCTTCTAGCCTTGTCGAACAACTCGAAGGTGTATTTGAAGCAGCTGTTCAAGACCGTGTAGAAAAGAATGTTTCTATCGTCTTGGAAGAAGTTGATCAAAACGTCAAAACATATCTTTCAAACGTAACAAATAATTTGGTTGAAAAAGTTGACGATTATTTGGAGTATGTTGTTGAAGAGTGGATGACTGATAATGCAGTTGCTGTTGAACAAGGTATTAAAACCCAAATCGCAGAAAACTTCATTACTGGTTTAAAGAATCTCTTTGAGAATCATTACATCGATGTTCCTGCTGAAAAATATAATGTTCTTGATGAATTATATGCTCAGAACAAGGGCTTGCATGAACAACTCAATCAAAGAATGAATGATAACATTAACCTCAAGAAAGAAGTTGCACTCACTGAATGTGCAGGAATTTTTGTAGCGGAGACCAAAGATCTCGCAGATACACAAGTTGCCAAACTTCAAGCCTTGATGGAGAACGTCTCTTTTGGTGGACCAGAAGAATATCGAAACAAATTAAGTGCAATTAAAGATAGTTACTTGAACAATTCAAGACAATACTCTGCACCAAGAATTATGCACGAAGAACAAACTTTTTCCAAGGTTAAAGAAGTCCCAACGACTTTGGTAGAAGGTTACGCATCTGCGTTGGGACGCATTAACAAGAAAGTTTAAAATTACTAAATAATTTTAATTACAGGAGATACTAATAAAATGAATTTTCAAGACCAAACCCCTTATGACATCTTAACTGAGAAGTGGAATCCGGTTCTAAACCATGATGCACTTCCAACAATTAAAGATGAATACCGTCGTAAAGTGACTGCCGTTCTTCTCGAAAACGAAGAACAAGCAATCCGTTCGCAACATCTTAGCGAAGACATGACTTCCAATAATCTTGGAATGCCTTCTTCGTTCACCAATACTGGTGCAGTTTCTGGTTATGACCCAGTACTCATCAGCTTGGTTCGCCGTGCAATGCCAAATCTAATGGCCTATGATATCTGTGGCGTTCAACCAATGACCGCTCCAACAGGTCTCATCTTTGCCATGCGTGCTCAATATGCTACTGGTGCAACATATGGTAGTGCAACCTATGCTGAAGCCATGTTCCAAGAGCCAAGTCCATCATGGAGTGGTGCTGGTTACACCTTGGATGCACAAACTCGTGCACTCAAAGGTCTTTGCGGTACTTCGGGTGGTACTGATCCATCACTTATCCGTGCAGGTATTCCAACACTAGCATCTTACCGTGGTATGCTTACCAATAACGGTGAAGGTCTTGGTGGTGGTGCAGCTGCCAGTGATCCGTATAAGGTCTATAATCAAATGGCTTTCTCAATTGACCGTGTTGCTGTTCAAGCTAAGACCCGTGCTCTTAGCAGCAATTACACAATTGAATTGGCACAAGATCTTAAGGCTGTTCACGGTCTAGACGCTGAAGCCGAACTCGCAAATCTTCTCAGCACTGAAATTCTTGCTGAAATCAACCGCGAAATCGTAAGAAGCATCTATTTTGTTGCTCGTGGTGGTTCGCAACAAAAAGATCTTAATGCTGCTGGATTCTATGATCTCGATCAAGATTCTGACGGTCGTTGGTCCGCGGAACGTTTCCGTGGTCTTAGCTTCCAAATCGAGCGCGAATGCAACGCAATCGCCAAGGAAACTCGTCGTGGTCGCGGTAACTTCATCATCACTGATAGTGATACTGCAGCTGCCCTTGCTATGTCAGGTTTCATGAGTCTCAGTCCTGCTATTGCTCCTCAACTTAGCGTTGATGACACACAAAGCACCTTTGCTGGTGTTCTAAGTGGCAAGATTAAGGTTTATATCGATCCATATAGCCCAGCTGGAGTAAACTTCTTCGTCTGCGGATATAAGGGTGAGTCTCCATATGATGCAGGTCTGTTCTACTGCCCATACGTTCCGCTCCAAATGGTTCGCGCTGTTGATCCTAATACGTTCCAACCACGTATTGCCTTCAAGACTCGTTATGGTGTTGTCGCAAACCCATACGTTCTTAATGGTGCTACCCCAGATGGTGAGAACCTAACTGCTGGTCTCAATCAGTACTACCGTTTCACTGCAGTTCAACATCTACATGGTAATACAATTTATTAAAAATTGATCATGTATAAGTAACACGAAGACCTCCCCAGAAATGGGGAGGTCTTTCATTTTAAATAAATAATTTTATGACAGTATGTAAAAATAATATAAACCCACTTTATAATAACTATTTCAGATTAACTTTTTCTAGAGGAACAAGTCAATTTGAACTTATGTGTCAGCGTGTAACATTACCGGGTCTGAGTATTGGTGAAACTAAACAACCAACCACTCTTGGTACAACGATTCCAATTCCAACTCTAGCAGCAAACTTTGAACCGTTAAAGGTTGACTTTATAGTTGATAATGATTTAACTAACTGGAAAAGTATATATTCTTGGATGAGAAATATATCAAATATTGAAAATGATAACAATTATAATATTGCATACCAGACATGGCATACTAAAGCAGTTTTAGATATTCTAAATCCAATCAACTGTAATACCGTAGATCTAAGTTTTACATTTCACAACGTTATACCTACCAGTTTAGGTGGATTAGCTTTCCAAACTGATAATAGTGATGTAAATTTAGTAAAATGCAATGCATCGTTTGCATACTCGTATTATACTATGATTCCTGATGCAGATTCTAATTTATTGAATCAAATTTAATTAAAAGTATTCAGACGGGTCATCAGACCAACTTTCAGCTTTATTCGGGTCGCCATCTGGTTTATAAGGTAGTTTCTTCGTCTCAGGATTCATTGTACGGCGTTTTATAGGCTTAGGTGGCTTCGGAGCCTCCTCAATCAATAAATCCTCTATAGAGGGCTCCTGCTTATCAGACTCTTCTATTTCTTCTCCATCATCGTCAACATCTATCATAATTTCAGCACCTTC